TCGACTTCGATGACCTTTGTGCGCGGAACAATGCTGCCATGCGAGCCCGTTGATTCGGGGCCGCACGAGACAATGCGATCTGTTGCTTCTGAGTAAACGACATGCTTGAAAAGAATGTTGAATGCGTCTGAAGTACACAGAGATAGTGGGGTCTCAAGAAGTTAAGACCAAGAAGTGAGCGTAAGTCGTAGATCACTTGAATTGTTTGCAAAAGTTTTCCTAAAGTACCAAGGAAAGCCCATAACTGGCATCTAGCACACTTCACGCTGACCTCAAGACACAATGCCAATGCCCTGATTATACGTGAAGAGGACCGTAACCATTCACCCGTGGGTCGCGAATCCATGTTGAGTTACAGCTATACAACACTTCATCTTTGCCTCTAACAATCGGAAAAAGGAAAAAGATTGTTAAAGCACCGGGGGACCGAGGATGCGTCACAATAAACCCTAGCTTACAGGGGTGACGTGGCCTTCACCTCAGGGATGGAACGACATCCCACCAGGCTCGCGATCCAAAGGTATGGGCACTCTGGACCTCCGAAGAATAAGGCGGACTGGCGTGTTACAAGTAGTATGACGACTATCTTCCAACATCGCGCCCTCAGTAAAGAGGGTTACTACGGGCCCGGGTTCCCGCTGTCCAGGCAGAATATCAGGAAACGACTGACAATCATTGGCAATCACTTGATGCAAACATGCACAAAACGACCGCCAATTCACACTCGTTCAAGCTGGGTCATGACTAAGTGTGATGCAACCTGAGGCGTCAACCCCAGTTCTGGACGTGTCCTTCTCACCCTTGCCTCACGACAAGAGCACACGACTTTAATTGGCAAGCCTGTCGAAGCTCAACAGGCTACGTGCACCTAATTAAGAAATGTTTCGCAACTACTCGAAATATGCCAACTTGTGAAACCAGGTGTTCTCCTGGTCCCTTTGTTGGTTTTCGAGCTCCAAACACAATTCACTGTAGGTCATGTTCCTGAGAACACCAAGTGATTGCAAGATTTTCTCTTCTCTGACATAATCTGGTGGTTCCATCTTGAGATGACTAAGATCATCGACTCCCAACCTTCGCACGTCTTCATCAAGTAACGTTTCTTCTGAGGATAACTCATCCGCCCACCTCATAAACATTTGAGATACAGTGGGCAATTTGTGCAAAGCGAGGCTGTAGGAACGGAATTTCGAAGCCGCAACACTCTTAGCATCCTCACCAGCTTCTTTTGAGGTGGTGATTGCTGCGGCATCGATATTTCTCAAGAAATCTGGAACTGCCAGATCAGGCTGTAAACATCCATTGATTATGGGAGCTTTCCACCCTGCAAACTCAAAGACTTGCGTACGAACAAACATCTTCATATTAAAGCCTGCTCGTTCCCAAAACTGACGTACGTCGTCTT